TAACACTTAATGCAACAGCTACCAGTGGTGATAAAGTCACAATCTATTCGTTTACTGGTTCTTACTTAGGAACTGTATCGAGTGGAGCTGGTTCAATTGGTTATTTTACTGAAACAACTGCTAAGACCATTTATAATACGAATGACAGTGGTGTTATTCTAAATGGTGTCGGAGCAACTAAAACTACTGTCCTTCAAAACAACTTTGATATTCAACTTGACGGACGCACATACCTTGACGGACATTTAGAAACTTCAGCAGGTAATCATATTCAAGCACCTATTTTAAGAACAGCTGTTGATGGTATTGTGCTTAGTGATACTACTGCAACAGGATTTACCTCACTTACCTCTACTGCTTTCTCAGACGGAACTGCAACTATTACTGGTGGAGCTGGAACAGGATTCACTACACTTGCCGCGGGAACTTCTGTAACTTCACCAAAGCTTATTGGTGATGTTTATGCTAGCAATGGTTCCAGTAAAATATTAGAAAATGGAACTGATGGAACAAATGCGGTCTTAACTGGTAAAGTAACGGATATTACTGATCATAGTATAGATGTTTTAAGTGATGTTACAAATTCAGGCAAAACAGCAGGAGATGTTCTTGCATGGAGTGGAAGTGCATGGTCTAATTCAGCTGCATCGAATGTTTGGTCAGCAGAAGATACAAAAGATGCTATAGCAGACATGATTACTGGTGGAACACACACTAACTTAACTGTCACAGAAACAGGTGATGATGGTGGAAGTCACTTCTTAAATTTCTCAGCAGCAGGTGCTGGAGACATTACAGCGGTCACAGCAGGAGTGGGATTAGCAGGCGGTGCTACCTCAGGAGCAGCAGCTCTTTCTGTAAACACATCCGATGGTATAAAAATTCTTGTTGATGATGTCGAATTAGATTACGAGACAGTTAGTTCTGCGCCAGGCTCAGTTGGTTCAACTGCAATAGGTCACCTATGGTTCGTAATTTAATATGGCATACTCATGGCAGATGATATATACATAAACACTGGGACAACCTTTCAGCAACAATACACTGCAAGGGTTCCAGCAAACGCACAACAACCAGTATCGGGACAAGTCCCTGCTAGACAACCTGCGAACTCACAAAATCCATTTACTTACGCAAATAGGAATCCGTTTACCTATAGAAGTCCTGTAAGTAGTCAGACTCCAACAATTGCAAACGCGCAACAACCTTATCCATATATTGCAAATGGTCAAACACCATTTATAGCAAACGCACAAGCACCGTTCACTTATGCACGTCAAGGTCGAACACCTGCTATTTATCAACATCCTTTCACTTATGCAAGACAGGCACAAGCAATTGTTACTTATCAACATCCTACAACTTATGCAAGACAAGGACAAACACCAACCACTTATCAGAATAGACAACCATCTACCTATAGTAATAGACAACCTAACATATATCAAAATCCTTATCCATATATTGGACAGGCAAGACAACCTAGCACTTATCAACATAGGACACCAACTACCTATAGAAATCCACTTATTGGACGAGCACCTTATCCTTACATTGCTAATGCACAGTCACCAATAATTGCAAATAGACAGAATGCATATCCTTACATTGCAAATGCACGGACACCTTTAATTGGAAATGAAAGAAATCCTGCGATATATCAATCACCATATTCAAATCAAAACACTACTTCTAACAGTGTGCTTGACACTGACAATACAACAACAGCAGTGGATATGGCCACATTGGATTGGAAATCATCAGGTAATGGTTACATGGTAAATGCTTATGCAGAATTAGTTTATCGACTCGCCGTGACGATAAGTGGTAGTGGTGCAACAGCACAGCAAACAATCTTATGGCAAATAAAACGAGGAAACGATAGTTTTGATCAAATGCTTGTGCATACTTTTCACGATGAAACTGGAAATGTGGATTTAGACACTTCGTTCAAAACAATTGCCACACAGGTGATTGTTGGTTCGAGTAAATTTGCTGATTCAGCTGCGTGGATAAGTGATGCAACTTATCCTAAGATAACTAATGAAACACATTCAGGTAATGGTGGATACTTACATACTGAAACTGACAGTGGTGCAGCCATGGATACTTTTCATGCTGTGACAACACATCTTAGTGTATATGATTGCACACATAGATTAAGTATGAACAAAGAAGAGGATGGACAAACAACTTGTGATTTAAATTGGATTTGGACTCCTACACTTAGAAAAGCAGGATTTCCTGATTTGGCTATGGATTCAAAACATAATGCATTTGTGCAAGGCTGGCTTGTAAGCACTTTTTGTTTCCCAGCTGGCACACAAGTTCTTTTAGAAAACAATACCACTAAAAATATTGAAAGTATGGTTGTTGGTGACAGAGTTATTGGACAAGATGGTGTAATCAATGAAGTTATAGAATTAGTTGCAACAAACCAAAGAGACAGAACTTTATATACTATAAACGGTGACATACAAACAATCCCAGCACATCCATTCTTAACAACTGCTGGATGGAAAGCTATCGATGTAACTGCAGCTGCAGAAGCACATCCTAGTTTAGGAATAACACAATTAGCAATTGGTGATTTTGTTGTTAAAACTGCTAATGATGGAACTGTTAGTAATGAAGAAGTTACTACATTAACTTCTGCCACTGAAAATATAATAGTATATAATTTGGATGTAACTGATTCTCCAGCAGGGAATGATACATATGTTGTTAACAATTATGTGGTTCATAATAAGTAAGGGATGATATAATGCCAAATCAACAACAACCATGGCCATTTCCTTACATTGCACAAGCTGCGGCATCTACACAGCAGCCGTCAACTTATGCTTTCCAGCAACCGTCTACTTATGCACGTCAAGGTCAAACACCTACCACTTATCAACATCAAGTCCCTTCAACTTATGCAACTCAAGGTCAAACACCCTATGCATATAGGAGTCCAGTGAATGCACAGACACCTTCCATCGCGAATGCACAGTCTCCATTTACATATCAACATACTGGAAGAGTTCCAGCAAGTTCTCAGACACCTTATATTGCTAATGCACAGAACCCATATATTGCAGCTAGGCAAAATGCATATCCATATATAGCAAGCGCACAAAACACAGCCAATACACAACAACCTTATCCCTATATTGCACAGGCAAGACAACCGTCTAATGCACAGAACCCTTATCCATATATTGCACAGGCAAGACAACCGTCTAGTTATCAACATAGACAACCTCAGACTTATGCAACTCAAGGACGGAATCCATTTACATATCAACATAGACAGCCTGGCACATACAGGAATCCAGTGAATGCACAACAACCTTATATTGCTAATGCAAGACAACCCTTCATTTATCAAAATATATACCAAACAGGTTATGCTTACAGGAATCCATTCACCTATCAGGTTCCTTATATTGCAACTAGAGCAATCGGGCCTCTTGCAAAAGTTAAAGGTGTATTTCTCCATCAACAAAGTGGTGCAGTAGTTAAGGCACAAGAGATTTTTGTTAATAAAGATAATACTACACCTAAGAAAATACATCAAGCAGTCCCAACAGCCCAGTATCAGAATTAAAGTTGCATAAATAGTTGTATGGCAATTATAGCAAACTTATTCATAGACCAAGGAACAGATTACACTATTACAGTAGATGTAACTGATGCCAGTGGTAATGTGCAAGATTTAACAGGTTATACGGCTGCGGCACAAATAAGAAAAACTTATGCATCAACAGCTGTATCTTCAACTTTCACCACTGCATTAAGTGGAGTAGGTGGTCAGGTGACTTTATCCTTGACCGATACGCAAACTTCGGCCTTGGCAGATGGCAGATACGTTTACGATCTAAATATAACAGACACGAATACATCTGTCACTACGAGAGTAGTAGAAGGACAAGCAATTATAACGCCGGGCGTAACGAGGTAATCATGGCAATTAAAGGAACATTATCAAGAGTTGCAACGATTGGTGGAACTGTTTCAGGAGCAGGAAACATTCGTGCAAAACAACTCGCAGTAGGAAATACTGCAAACATCAATATTTCAAGTAAATCTCTAAATGAATTAGGAGACGTTAACATAACGGAAACTGATGATGGCATGCTTGTCTATGACGCTGCGACAGATAAATGGATTACGTCTACAAATATAGACGGTGGAACATTTTAGTTTTATAAATACTTACATCAAAACATCAAGGGGCTCAATCTTGTGAAGAGTCCGACCCTCATAGTGAGAGGATAGTTCGATATATAATGTAGTCTTTTCGTGGATAGTGAAACGAAAAATAATATTAAATTAATCAATTAATTTTCTTAGGAGAAAATCATGGCAACAGTTATTCAGATTAAGCGATCAACTGGTCTAGCCGCCCCTACTACTTCAGATTTAGTAGAAGGTGAGTTAGCCTATGTAGAAGATCGTGCAAACGCGGGTGCTAGTGCAAAGCTATTTATTGAGTCTGTAGCAGCAGATAATTCCACTCCATTAATCCAAGCGATTGGTGGTAAGTTTTATACTGATATTATAGACGGTTCAACAGCAACGCCTGCCAACTTAAAAGTTGGTAATGCGGCTTCCACAGGTGGTTCAATATCACTTATGGAAGATTCAGACAACGGAACAAACTACGTTGCACTGAAAGCTGCAAATACCTTAGCAGCCAGTACCACATGGACTCTCCCTTCCGCAGACGGCTCAGCGGATCAAGTGTTATCAACCGCAGGAAATGGAACCCTTTCATGGGCAAGCACAACTTCCACAGTAGCAGGTGCAACTGATACAAGTATATCAGGTGCAGCTAGTGGACATGTGTTAATCTATGATGGAACCAATTCTTGGGACAATAAAGCTTTATCAGGCGATGCAACAATCGCAGCTGGTGGTGCTTTAACAATCGCGAATAATGCAGTTAACGCTGCAAAACTAGCGAATGATGCAGTTGACACAGCAGCCATAGTGGATGGGAACGTAACTTTAGCAAAACTAGCAACTGGAATGGTACAACTTTCCAGTGAAGCCTTCGCAGATAACGATACGTCTATAATGACATCTGCAGCTATCTTGGACAAAATCCAAGCAACTGCAACATTAGAAGACTTAGATATCGCGGGTGATAGTGGAACTGGTGCAATCGACTTAGATAGTGAAACATTGACAATTGCTGGAACAGCTAATGAAATCGTAACAACAATGTCAGGAAATACCCTGACAGTGGCATTACCCGACGCCGTAACAATCGGTGGCGCATTAACAGTAACAGGCAACCTTACAGTAAACGGAACACAGACAACTGTTAATTCCACAACTGTAACAGTCGATGATCCAATTTTCGTAGTTGGTGGCGATACCGCTCCGGCATCTGATGATAACCTCGATAGAGGTATGCAATTCAGATGGCATAACGGTTCAGCTGCAAAACTAGGATTCTTTGGGTATGACGATTCAACAGGTAAATTTACCTTTATTCCTGATGCAACAGACACTTCAAGTGTCATGTCAGGAACAGCGGGTGATGTAACCTTTGGAGCGGTGGGAGCAACAACAGGAACTTTCTCAGGTGCCATAACGGCAACTACATTAGGACTTTCGGGTTCTTTAGGAAGTTACGATGGTTCTAACCCTACTGCTGGTCAACTATTAATTGGACATGGTGGAAACAACGACTTCCAAGCTGGAACTTTAACAGCTGGTGAAGGAATTGATGTCACTAATGCCAATGGAAGTATCACGATTGCTGGTGAAGATGCAACAATTACCAATAAAGGTATTGCATCATTCGCTACAGCTAACTTCACTGTTACATCAGGTGCTGTTACGGTAACTGGCATTGATGGCGGAACATTTTAATTAACCATCTAAGTTAACAGGGGATTAAGCAAATGGCAACTTTAGTTCAATTTAAAAGGAGTGCGACACAAAACGCAGTGCCTGGCACAGGTGATTTATCACTTGGCGAAATTGCTATAAACACCTACCACGGTAGGATGTATACCGAGAAGAATGACGGCTCGGCAGCAGTTTCAGAGATAGGTTCAAATCCTGCTTCATTGACAATAAACGACGCTATAACTTTTCCTACTGCGGATGGTTCTTCCAACCAAATTCTAAAGACCAATGGGTCAGGAACTTTGGCTTGGACAGATCAACCAAATTCGGGAGTTGAAACATACACATATACCATAGGATCAACCTTAACGGTTGTTACTGGTAATGATGACGATTCAAATTCCTTATCTTACACTGCTGGATCAGAACAGGTCTATATCAACGGTGTAAAGTTGGTCGGAGGCGGCAGTGATTATACTGCTACCAATAGTTCAACCATCACGCTGGCGGAAAATGCCCTTAGTGGTGATGTCATAGAAATTGTTGCGATAACAGCTGCAGCTAACCTTGTTCAAGGTTACTTCACTAATACATCGCTAACAGCTACTACGGCTAACCAAGTATTGTCAGCCAATGCAGTTGCGAATAAGGCAATCAAGTATGTGATCATGGCTGATCACGCTTCTGCCGGAACACACTCTGCTGAAGTATTGCTCGTAAACAACGCTACCAACGCATATTATACCCAATATGGGGATGCATATACGACTGCTAGTTTATTTACATTAAGCTCTGATGTTAATAGTGGGAATATGAGATTACTCGTAACACCTACTAATACTAACACAGATTTTCAAACTTTTCAAATTAGATTAACATAGGGGGATAGGAAGAAACAATGGCTATAACAAATGCTTTTAGAATTGCAGAACTTATCCGACACTTTCAGTATGATTCTACCAATGATGTTGTTACAACATCTAAAAGAATGGAAGACAAGAACAATAAACGAGATGACACTCAAAGAACAGCTACAACTGTGTTTAGTTTAGACACATTTGCACATGCTAGTTTTAGAGCTGCTCGTTATATTGTTGCAATGTCCAAAGGAACGGATTATCATAGCACTGAAATTATGTTGGTTCATGACGGAACGAATGTAACGCTTACGCAATACGGAACACTGAAAAACTCAAGTTTGGCTACTTTTGATGCTGATATATCAGGAAGTAATGTACGTCTTAGATGTACTCCATCTTCCGCAACAGCAACAAATATCCAATTTGACCGAACAGTGGTGGATGCATAAAGTTTTGTAAAAACTACTTTTAGAGGGGCTTCGGCCCCTCTTTTTTTTCTCGCCCACTCGAACCCACTTTTATAATAAATAGATATATGGCAACCAAAGCAAAGTTTTATACAGATTTAGGAGAACAGACAGCTGGAGACCTTCAAGTTGACGGTAATACGACTATTACTGGAAATCTAACTGTAAATGGGTCTTCTGTAACAGTAGAATCCACAACTACATCCGTTGCAGACTCTATGATTGAGCTTGCAAAAGGAAATACAGGTTCAGATACAATAGACATTGGTATATACGGAAATTATGATGATGGATTATCAGATGGTGGTGCATCAGAGTTCACAGGTCTGTTTAGAGATGCATCAGATTCTACATGGAAGTTATTTGAAGGATTAGAAGCTGAACCAACTACTACAGTTAATCTAGGTGGAACAGGATATACACTCGCAGATTTACAAGTGGGTGATTTAACTGCAACTACACTTACTGCAACAAACAGTTTAACAGGTGCAAGTATATCTTATCCTACATCAGATGGAACAGATGGTCAAGTTTTAACCACGAATGGAAGTGGAACATTAACTTTTGAAGACACAGGAGGCGTTACAACTGAAACAGTGACTACAACCTCAACAAGTGCAACCAATTTATCTACATTCGCGATAGCATCGTATAGAAGTGGACACTACCAAGTGCAAATAAGTGATGCAACTGGAACTGCATATCAAAGCACTGAGTTGATGGTTTTACATAATGGAACTACTCCAAGTATTTCACAGTATGGAACAGTTCTGACTGGTTCAGAACTTGCTACTTTCGCAGTAGATGTGGACAGTGGAAATTTAAGAGTTAGGATAACTCCTGCTTCTAATAACTCTACTGTTTTTAAATTTAAAAAAACTTTAATAGTTGTTTAAAAAAAAGTTGTTTGTAGAGTTAACATTCTATAAATACCAGTATAAAACTACTAACCGACCCAAGGAACAACAAATAGGACACCAAAATGGCAACAAATAATTTCGTAATAGAATATGGTTTAACGGTTGGTTCAACAGAAATTATCTCAAGTGCTGGAAAACTTTCTGCATCTGCATTGAGTGTTTTAACATCAGATAATATCACTGAAGGATCAACAAATCTATTCTTTACCAACGCAAGAGGTAGGGCAGCATTATCCGTAGCAGCGGGTGGTGACCTTGCATATAATTCAACATCAGGTGTATTTACACTTGCAACAGTTAACGGAGGCACATTCTAATGGCAGGCGAAAAGAATTTTATAGTAAAGAATGGTCTTTCAGTAGGAACTGCTGATGTATTAGATTCATCAGGAGATTTAACCGCAGCAGCATTTGGAACAGCAGCGAAAGAGGCAATTGATGATCAAGTCAATACTCTATTAACCGCAGGATCAGGTGTATCATTATCTTATAATGACGGTGCTGGAACACTAACAATTACAAGAGATGCCGAAACAGGTGACATATCAAGTGTTGTCGCTGGAGATGGTATATCAGGTGGTGGAACAGCAGGTGATGTTACAGTTGCACTAGACTTAAACGAATTAACAGCAGCTGCAGTCAGTGTTTCCACTGACAGTATTGCAATTATTGATGCAAACGACAGTAATGCATCAAGAAAAGAATCCATTGTAGACTTAGTAGCTGGAATGGCAGGAACAAATTTAACTGCATCAGGTGGTGTTTTATCTTCAACTGCTGACTTAACAGGTATCACAGCAGGTGATGGTTTAACAGGTGGTGGAACTTCAGGTGCAATAACACTTGCAGTTGGTGTTGATGGTAGTTCAATAGAAATAAATTCAGATGCACTAAGAGTTAAAGCTGCTGGTGTTACAGATGCCATGTTAGCAGGTTCAATTTCAAATGCAAAACTAGCAAACAGTCAGATGACAATTGGTGGAGTTGCAACATCATTAGGTGGAACAGTTCTAGCAAATACAACTGCTTTGACAGAAGGGACTAATCTTTATCATACAACAGAAAGAGTTCAAGACATAGCAGGTGCTATGTTTACTGGTAATACTGAAACAGGAATTACAGCGACATATCAGGACGGCGATGGCACAATAGACCTTGCAGTCACAGCAGAATTCATAGCAGATACAGTCGGTGCGATGGTAGGATCAAACACCGAGACGAATATAGCAGTTACATACGAAGACTCAGATAATACCCTCGATTTCGTTATCGGAACACTTAACCAAAGTACAACAGGAAATGCAGCTACAGCAACGGCTTTAGCAACAGCAAGAACAATTGGTGGGGTATCATTTGATGGTACTGCCAACATTAACTTGCCAGGCGTTAACGCAGCAGGTAATCAGGCAACTAGTGGACTAGCAGCGACTGCTACACTAGCGGCAACTGCAACTGCTTTAGCAAATGCAAGAACAATCCATGGTGTATCATTTGATGGAACAGGAAACATTTCCTTAACAGAAGAGATTCAAGATACAGTTGGTGCAATGTTTACAAGTAATACCGAATCAGGTATTACCGTTGCATATCAGGACGGAGATGGCACAGTCGATTTCACAGTTGGAACTCTTAACCAATCTACTACAGGAAACGCAGCCACTGCCACAGCATTGGCAACTGCAAGAACAATATCAGGTGTGTCTTTCGATGGAACAGCAAATATAACATTAGACACAGGAGATATTGGAGAAAGTGGTAACTTATATCACACGACTGCGAGAGCAAGAGCTGCAGTAAGTGTCACAGACGCAGGTGGAGATGGTTCACTTGCATACAACTCAACATCAGGTGTAATTACTTACACAGGTGGAAGTGCAGCAGAAACAAGAGCACACTTAAGTGCTGGAACTGGTGTAACTTACTCAGGTGGTGCATTTAGTATCGGACAGGCCGTAGCAACATCCTCAGACGTTACATTTGCTGACTTAATACTTTCAGGTGACTTAACTGTTAACGGAACAACAACTACCGTAGGAACCACAAACACAGTGGTTTCAGATAATTTGATAGAACTTAATAACGGAGCTGGATCAAACGCAAATGACTCAGGTATCGTTATTGAAAGAGGATCAACAGGTAACAATGCCATAATGGCATGGGATGAATCAGCAGATGGTTTCGTATTCGGAACAACTACAGCTACTGGTGCATCAACAGGAAATCTAACCATTGCTCCTGTTGCAGTCTCAACAGGTGCATTAACTATTACGAATGCGTCTAACTCAGGTGGAACAGCGAGAAATGTTTATCAATCAACCTCTGCGCCAGGCGGTGGAGATGGAGCAGTTGGTGACTTGTGGATATTATACTCTTAATCTCTAAGGGTATAGTGTTTTTTAAAATATTGGAGATGGAACCGTAAATGGTATCAGGTAATCAAAAGGTTAAAACACCTAGTGGATGGAATTCTACCCAAGGAGCTTGGGTAAAGACAGCTGCATCTACATGGAAAGCAGTAGACCAAATATACATTAAAACACCTGCTGGGTGGAACAATGCATCGGGTCAAGCATTAACTCAAAATCCATATCCATATATTGCGGCATCTCAAACACCTTATATTGCGAATAGACAGAATGCATATCCATATATTGCGAATAGTCAAACACCATATATTGCAGATGCACAACAACCATATCCGTATATTGCAAATAATCAAACACCATATATTGCAGCTAGACAAAATGCATATCCATATATAGCAAATGCACAGTCACCTGTTATCGCAAACAGGCAGAATGCATATCCTTATATTGCGTCTGCACAGAGTCCTTACATAGCGAACAGGCAAAATGCATATCCTTATATTGCTAATGCCCAATCACCTGTTATTGCGAATGCACAAACACCGTCCACCTATAGTAACAGACAGCCTGGCACTTATAGGAATCCAGTAAATAATCAGACTCCATATATCGCAAATGCACAATCACCATTTACATATCAACATAGGAATCCGTCTACATATCAATTACCTTATATTGCGTCTGCACAGAGTCCTTACATAGCACAACGTAGAACACCGTCTACTTATCAGAATAGACAACCGTTTACCTATAGAAGTCCTGTAAATGGTCAACAACCTTACATAGCAAATGCAAGATCACCAAGTACATATAGTAACAGACAGCCAGGCACATACAGGAATCCAGTAAATAATCAGACTCCATACATTGCAAGCAGACAAAATCCATACATTGCAGCCAGGCAGAATCCAACAATTGGTAATGCAAGGTCACCAAACATTGGTAATGCAAGGTCACCAAACATTGGTAATGCAAGACAACCGTTAATTGGTAATGCGAGAGCTCCAAACATTGGTAATGCAAGACAACCATATATTGCTAATGCAAGATCACCAGTAATTGGAAACACACAAGCAACTTATCCATATATTGCTAGTGCAAGAGCTCCAAACATTGGTAATGTAAGAAGTCCATTTACTTATCAACACAGGGTTCCTCAGGTTTATCAATACGGTGGTGGTGGTTGCTTTAGTGCTGAGACTCAGATTCAATTAGCAAACAATCAATTAATGGCAATATCAGAAGTTAAAGCTGGAATGACAGTAATGACATTTGATGTAACTACAAATACACTTGTTCCTTCAACTGTAATGGAAATGATGACACCAAGAGAAAATGTTCAACTTTTTGATGTTGGATTATCAAATGGTAAGACACTTGAAATTAGTGGTGGACATCCATTACACACTGCTGAAGGTTGGAAATATTTAAAAGAAGATGAATGGCAAAAAGAAGTTGATGAAGGAATTACACCTGAACACCTAGAAATGCATGGTGAAGTAAAAGTCGGAGATGAAATATTCTCTCTATACGAACAGAATGTTACTGTTGATTCAGTAACACCACAAGAAGAACTGTCAACCACATATAATATAGCTTCGGTTAACGATACTGAAACATATTTTGCAAATGGCGTGTTAGTTCATAACATGTTTAAGAAATAGGATAGACTGAGATGGCCATTGGACAAACACAAGCACCTCACATAAGAGATGGTCAATCGCCGTCTACCTATTCTTATAGAACGCCGTTTACCTATGCAAGACAAGCAAGAACTCCACAGACGTATGCTTATAGAACACCGTTTACCTATAATGCAAGAACACCGTTTACCTATTCTTTTAGATCACCGTTCACTTATTCTTTTAGAACACCGTATACCTATTCTTTTAGAACACCATTCACTTATTCTTTTAGAACACCATTCACTTACGCATTTAGATCACCGTCTACTTATCAGGCAAGACAACCAACTACTTACAGTAATAGACAGCCTGGCACTTATAGGAATCCAGTAAATAATCAGACTCCATATATCGCAAATGCACAAGCACCGTTCACTTATCAGAATAGGAGTCCATTTACCTATAGGAATCCTGTAAGTGGTCAGAACCCATATATTGCAGCTAGACAAACACCGTCCACTTATAGTAACAGACAGCCATCAAGTTATCAGGCAAGATCACCAAGAAATGCACAGTCACCAGTAATTGGACAAGCAAGATCACCAAGTACATATAGTAACAGACAGCCAGGCACATATCGAACACCAGTAAATAACCAAACACCTTATATTGCTAATGCTAGATCACCGTCTACCTATCAACATAGGAATCCGTCTACTTATGCACGTCAGGGTCAAACACCTACCACATATAATAATAGACAACCTTCAACTTATGCACGTCAAGGTCAAACACCTACGACTTATCAACATAGGAATCCGTCTACTTATGCACGTCAGGGTCAAACACCTACGACTTATCAAAACAGACAGCCAGGCACTTATGCACGTCAAGGTCAAACTCCATTCACTTATCAGAACAGACAGCCAGGCACATATGCAAGACAAGGACAAACACCTGACACATATAGTAATAGACAGCCAGGCACATATGCAAGACAAGGTAGAACTCCTGTTTCAAGATGGGATGGTGTCTTAGCACAACAGTGGCCTGCAACACCTGTAACATCATAGATGTGTCAATCAGGTCTAAATATCTAAACACAAAACATCTTAAAGAAATCGATGAGAGTTATTTCACTCATTTATATCACGCATCATATTATTCTTTAAGACTTCTTATACTTTCTTTAGGAGTTCTTATACATGCTTTAATTCCTTGTATTTTTTGGAACAATCTCTGTGAGGGATTGGATTCACTCCAAAAACATATCAAAGAAAGAACAACTAAATAAATGATATAACCTTTATATAATATATTATGATTAAAATCAAGACTATTGAACACTGTCAATTAATTCCAAAAATCGTTTGGGATCAAAACTACAAATACTTTGAAGAACGAACTAACGATGAACATATGTTTCATCTTGGTGGACTTCAACTTGATAAAGATTATACTGAACAACCTAGTTATAAAATTTTAAAATACGTTTGGGACAATTGTTTACCACCTTGTAAAATTGTTAATTGGGGTGAATTCTTAGACGATAGAAAATCAAAAAAGTTTTCATCCTTCTATGGTTTAAAATGGAATTCTAGTGTTTATCATTCTTTTTTAAGACACTGTTACACTTCAGAAGAAAAGGAAGAAGATGTAGTAGTGGGTCATAGTGGATTTGGAACAAAAGATGTAAATGATGAACACATTGATATAAGAACCATCCCACCTAATATGAAAGAAGGTCTTTTTCTCGAACCTAAAATGAAAAATGATTTGGAGTCTTCTTATTATCATTCAGCTAAAGCACATTGGATTATAAACAGTGTAACAAAGGAAGGATTGTGGGCTCCAATACAAGGAGTAGTTTTAAAACAGGGTGAAGGTTATCAAATGATGATCCATCCCGGCAGTATCAGATCATTAGTTTTTGAAGAAATGGATGACCCTTCATTTGAACTTGTAGTCTTTGATGCTTTCGAGATAATAGATTCAGAACCAGTTGAACTGGATGATTTGTTAAATTTTTGGAAAGACAAATTAGAAAAAAGAGATCAGGGTTTAAATTTATCATTTTCTTGGATTGGTGGTGTATTGGAAATGCACAGTGATTTTGCAAATACCACTGAATTTCGACCTTTAGTTTGGGAATTCAATCGAAAACTAACACAATTATCTAAAAAGAAACCATTAAACATTTATATTGGAGTAGATAAAACTCACAACGATATAGAAAAGGTCACCAAATATTCCATAGAAAAAGCAGTAGAAAAATCTTGGAGCTCAGGATATGGGGCTAAGTATACAAAGTTTAATCCTGAGATCAAGTATCTTGACGTGGATAAAATTTCCGAGTATAATAGACCATACGCAAATCAATCTACTTGGTTTACTTATAGTAGATTCCTCATCCCATACCTAGAAAATTATGAAGGGTTCAGTATGTTTGTTGATGATGATATCCTTTTTCAACAAACACCATTAACAATGTTCTATTTTCTTGATCCTGATGATGCAATTGCATGTATACAATACCCACACTATGAACACGAAGAAACAAAGTTTGATGGAGAAGTCAACATTGATTATCCGTGTAAATTGTGGTCTAGTCTGATGTTCTTTAATAACGGACATGAAGATTGTAAGAAATTAACACCTGAGGCAGTAAATGCATGGACAGGTAAACAGTTGCATCAGTTTGAATGGACGGATAAGATTAGTAAAATACCTGAAAAATATGTTTTCACCGAAGGATATGATGATCCTGATGTAAAGTGGGACTTCTCAGGTATCCATTACACTAGAGGTGGCCCATGGATCGATAATATGGATTACACAAATATAGCAAACTTAGAGACTTACAATAAGATCAAAGAGCTCTACCAAAATGATAGTAGCACTTAAAGATGTCAACAAATCTTATCAAAGAGGTGATGAGACAATTGTTGCATTAAATAATTTAAACCTAGAAGTTTCGAAGGGAGATTTTCTTTCTATTATGGGGCCGAAACAATCAGGTAAGTCTTCACTCCTTAATTTGATAGGAGGCTTAGATACACCAACCTCAGGAAGTATTAAAGTAGATGGCGATGTTGGTTTTCTTTTTCAGTTTTATAATTTATTACCAACTTTATCAGTATTTCGTAATGTTCAGATACCATTATTGTTATCAAAACTTTCTAACTCACAACGAAAGGAACATGTGGAAAGAGTCTTAAACATAGTCAATCTATTAGACGAATCAGAACAACAAGTATCACAACTTTCACTCGAACAACAACAAAGGACATCCATTGCACGAGCATTGGTTACTGACCCACAGATTTTGGTTTGTGATGAACCAACTACTAACCTCGATAAAGACATGGCAATTAAAATTCTACAATTATTGCACACATTAAATCAAGATCACGGAAAAACTATACTTATGGCAACACATGATCCTGTAGACGCCTCATTTACAAAAAACACTTTTATGTTACCTCTAAATATTAAAAACAATGGAGATTTATTATGAATCAAAATATGAATGCATTAGTATTCGATGAAGATTGCAATCTATGGGTTAAAAAACCTGATGGATTGGAATATACATTTGAAAATGTAGACCCACCAGCATTGGGGTTTGAATATGAAATGGTAGTTTATGACAACGAAGAATCTAAAGTCGTAAAATGGAATAAAGAGTTACCTTTTGATCAACAAGAGAGAGTCCCTTTAACTGATGCTGAAAAAGAAATGGTTGAACAATACATTGCAAATTCAGAACCACCTGAAGGTGTTACTTTACAAAGACAACATGTAAATCGTCTTGAAGAAGTGGTTGATACCATGATAACTGATATGTCAAATAATTACGGTTTTAGTAATTTTATGGGAGCAGTTTATGCTGGTAGAGAAGGTTCTAATCATCCTCACCGTTCAACTGCAAGGAGAGTGTTAGAATTTGCAGATGCACAACACGTTATTCTTGCAGATGTTTCAAATGAAATATATGCAACAAGAGAAGATTTTTTAGCATCCTTCGAAGAATACGCAGTTAAATTACCAACACCACCAAATTTACCTGATCATCCATAGGGGAGACAATGTTAGAAGTTGTTCACATTGATGAACCATTTAAGTTGTCTTCAGAAGATTTTCCTTTAAAAAAGATTTATGTCTTAGACGATTGGTTATGCACAGAATTACATCATGCATTTGATGGGTTTATAACCAACTCACAGATTTGGTCTAAAACGAATCAGGTTGATAGCACCAGTTCGACAGGTTTACCACAACATAGTTTTTGGGGTGCAACTTTTTTTAGAGATAATTATGTTATGGACGATATTGATGAATCAATTACTTATTTTCCCAAATATTTAGATAGAAGATTACAAACTGAATTTGGTTTTAAGTGGGTTCGATTTCAATATTCAGGTTTGAATTCACAGACACAAGGATTAGAGGGAACAACTCATCAAGATTGTCAACCTGAGGATGAGTGGAATTTATCCTTTCTCTATTATACTAATAGATTTTGGAATCCACATTGGGGTGGAACACTTAGGTTTTATGATGAACAACAAAAAGGAATTTTAGGGAGAAAAGAACATATTAAGAATCACCAAATTGCAGAGGTAGATTTTAAACCGAATCGATTAATTATGTTAGATGGGAGAACACCTCATGGTGCAGATGCACCTGATCCAAAAGCAAAATATATAGACAGGAGATCATTAGTTATTAGGGGTGATGAAGTTCGTATCCCTGATCCAAAGGAATATTTTTATGCCAACGATAGAATTCACAGCGTATAGTGAAGACACAGTAAAGAACTTTAAACCAGTTCTTGCAGCTTCCGTTAAACCCGATTGGTGGAAACGAATGAGGGTTCAAGAACTTGTGCAAGGAACAACTGTTCAAACTATTCGTGCTTGTCCAGCAATGGATGATTGGACAAAGATGGGATGGTATCTTCTTGCAAATAGAGATATAGGAGTGGTTAATGGTGCAAATCCAAATGATGATGATGACACTAGATACACTGCTATGGACTTTGAAGGTGAATCATATAACTCTGCAACTCATCCAGCATTACAAATGGGTGGTGTTTTCAATTACTTAGAGTCAGAAGATGCACCGATTAAAGATGCATTTAAGATGAAAAACCCATGGAACATTAAAACTCCCAAAGGATATTCTTGTTTTTACCTCGACCCATTTTTACATCAAAACAAATATTTCAAAACATGGCAGGGTATTATTGATACCGATACTTTTAATAAAAACATAGACAATGCACAGATAATATTCTATCCTGTTGTAAATCATTCTTTTGTAATAAAGGAAGGTACACCTTTATGTCAGATCATTCCTTTTAAACGAGATGAATGGGTAGGATCATATCAATTAAGAGATCATGAACAATTTATGTTAACAGAATCGAGTATTACTTCACCTTATGATTCAGATGATCTTACTAACAGACCAATGCCTGAATGGAATAGATTACATCCTGAAAGAGAAGGAATAAAGTTTCATTTAGGTGCATATAGAAGATATGGTTACTGGGCAGAAAAAAGTAAATTATTTAAAGAAGAAAGTCCACCACCTGAGTGTCCTATGCACAAAGATGAAAATCAAATAGAAATGGATTTAGGAGATGACGATGGCAGTTAGATTATTATTTCCCTATTTTGTATTTCATAGAAACTTGTTACAAGAAGAATTACCTGAAGGTAGAGGAATCAATCAGGATTATTTGGATATGCTTGTTCGAACTATTGACGAGATGAGAAGGAAAGACCCTGAGGGTAGACAAATATCTAATGCATACACTGGGTGGCAATCCAATGACGGATGTGATAGCAACCCAGCATTTATGAAACTTTGTAAAGCAATTGAAAATCTTTTTAATGATGAAGTCAAACCATTCCATGGAATTCATCCACCTGAACATAATATGAGAGTAAAGGTTGGAAACATGTGGGCAAATGTTAATGATAATACTGCATGGAATAAACCACATATGCATAATGGATGTTGGTATAGTGGTGCTTTTTACATTAAAGCTGACGGTGATGAAGGAGATTTAGTTGCAATTGAAACTGATCAAAAAGTTGTTGCTGAGTTTCCATCATGTGAAAGAACTTCACAAGCTTTTGGTGTTTCACCAGTAAGTGGTGAACTTATAGTGTTTCCAAGTGCATTAATGCATATGGTAGAACCAAATTTAACCCAAAAAGATAGATATAGTGTTGCATTTAATATGGAGATTCATAATTTTGGAAAAGAATACTTTGGAAAGGTAAAGAATTATGATGGAAATGAATTTGTTTTTGACATTGATGGATTAGGTAATCCAGTGTTCAGATAATCTAAATAAGTGTATGGAATTTACAGTAGATGCCACACTAGTTTGGAACATTTTATTAACTCTCGCCATAGCACCATTAGGGTTTTTTATTCGTCAATACGTCTCAGAAGTTAAACGATTAGATATTCTATTGAATAAAACGAGAGAAGAAGTTGCTCGCGACTATGTTACAAGAGAACAAATAGAAAAAGAATTTCAACGAATTCTTGATAGTATAGATAGAATTGATCAAAAGATAGACAGGCTCCAAAGTAAAACCTACTTCCAAGAGTAATTTCATTATAAATAGTAATAGACCATAACAGAAGTTAGGAAACTATTACTATGTCAGAACCGAATTCAAAAGCAACATTTAAAGAATATGTAAAAAGGAAACTGGGAGCTCCAGTTCTTGAGATTAATGTCGATGACGATCAACTCGATGACAGAATAGACGAAGCTCTACAGTATTTTAGGGAATATCATTATGATGGTTCCATGAAATGCTATCTAAAACATCAGATTACCGAAGCTGAGAAAACCACTTTCTTAACTAATGAGACGCATACTGAAACAGTTGCGGGAACTCATGTCTTCAATGGCCAAGAAGTTTTAGAACAACAAAACTACATTGTAATGCCTGAATTTGTTCTTTCCGTAGTAAACGTATTTCCTTTTAACGATAAACACAATTTAAACATGTTTGATCTAAGATATCAACTTAGATTGAATGACATCTATGATCTTACTGCAACAAACATTCTTTATTACGAGATGGTTCAACAACAAATTTCAATGATGGATCAAATTCTTGTAGGTAGACCACCTCTTAGATATAGTATGCATACAAACAGACTTTATATCGATATGGATTTTGGTAGTATTAATAACAATGAATATATTTTGTTAGAGTGTTATAGAATGATTGATCCCTCAGATATGACAGATATTTACAATGACATGTGGTTGAAAAGATATGCAACAGCATTAGTTAAATTTCAATGGGGAGAAAATCTTTCGAAATTCACAGGTGTCCAATTGCCTGGCGGAGTTGAATTGAATGCAGAAAATATGAAGACTGAAGCACGAGAAGAAATACAGAGGTTAGAAGAAGAGTCTAGATTAAATTATGAATTGCCTGTTCTTGATATGATAGGATAATTAAATGCCAACTAATACGTTTTTTAACCATGCAGTAAATACTGAACAACATCTTTATGAGGATATAGTTGTTGAGTCTTTACGAATGTATGGTCATGAGTGTTATTATCTTCCAAGAGAAGTAGTTGAAGAAGATACCATTCTTGGAGAAGATGTTCAATCAACCTTTGGTGATGCATATGCTGTTGAAATGTATATACAAAATGTCGAAGGATTTGAGGGTGAAGGTGATCTATTCAGTAAGTTTGGTGTTCAAGTTAGAGACCAAGCAACCTTTATCATCTCATTAAGGTCATGGGAAAGATTCATATCTCTTGACGCGAATCTTGCAACTTCATTAAGACCAAACGAAGGGGATTTAATACATTTCCCAATGTCGGGTTCTTTATTTGAGATTAGATTTGTAGAACATGAGAATCCATTTTATCAAGTAGGTAAACTATTTGTATTCAAGATGCAATGTGAATTGTTTGAATACAGTGGTGAAGATTTTGATACAGATGTTCAAGCAATAGACATGGTAGAAGATCAACAAGCATATACAATTCAAATGACAATGTTAAGTGGTGGAAGTGGTAGTTACTCACTTAATGAAAATATTACACTTGATGGTGTAGTAATTGGAGAAACAGTGCAATGGTTGGGTGAAGATAGAACACTTACAATTAAAGATAACACTAAGACACTTCAAGTTGGTGATACTCTTGTTGGTGCATCAGGTGGAGCATCTTATGATATTCAAGTTATTACAGATGTATTAACATTCAGTCAAGATGGTCAGGCACAGAATAAAGAATTTGAGGATAGAGATTCCGATTATCTAGACTTCAGTGAAGTGAATCCATTTGGAGAACCGTAATGTTCGGCACATATTTCTATAACGAAACTTTTAAAAGAGCTGTTTCCATATTTGGAACTATGTTCAATAACATCTCTATTAAAAAAACACTGGACGATGGAACTGTTCTTGCAGAGAATAAAGTTCCTATTTCCTATGGGCCGAAGCAAAAGTTTCTCCAAAGACTTGCAGAAGAACCCGATTTAACAACTGGTAATAGAACTGCAATTAGTTTACCACGTCTTACCTTTGAACTAACAGGAATTGAATATGATGCAACTAGGCAACAAAACAAACTTATCAGAAGTGAAAAAGCAAATTTAGAAACTTCGGGTGCAAGAGGGTTTCAATATAACCCAGCACCATATACTCTTAATTTTCAATTAAGTGTTCTTGCAAAAAATGTGGTTGATGCACTTCAAATTGTAGAACAAATACTTCCATATTTCCAACCTGAATACACCGTGTCTATGAAAATGATTGATGAAATGAGTGACGTTAGAGACGTTCCTATAGTGTTGCAAAGTGTAACGATGACAGACACTTATGAGGGTTCATTTGAAGAAAGACGAGTGATTGAGTATACCCTTGATTTTCAAATGAAATTATACTTCTTCGGGCCTGTTTATACTGGTGAAATCATTAAGAATGTTATTGAAAGAACTTATCTTCAAGGTGGACAGAACACAGGATTTACCTCTTCAGAAATTAATGCATCAGGACTGGTTAAAGAAGTTAAACATTATGAACCAGCATTTGGAGAAGATACATCTACAGCAGTTTCGGCATCCACAACAGTGTCCTTTTCTACAGCAATAAATAGTAAGATAAGTGTAAACGATGAAGTCTTTGGAACTAATTTAACAACTAACCCAACGGTTAGTGCAATTGCTGGAGATAAATTATCCATAACACTAAGTGCGGCAGTCACTTTAGATGCAGAAACAACACTTAAGTTTGTTGGATCAGTTGATCCCGGCGATACATTTGTTGTTGCAGAAACAGTGACTTTTTATGATGATGGAGCTCTTGATACTTATGCAGATAACCTTGCAGAAGATCAAGCTTAATTATGACGAAAGATATAGATTCTAAATTAAATAAAATTCTAGACATCTCTACTGACATTAAAAAGGAAACGGAAGTGATCCAACTTCCTGCCAAGGTAGAGAACATGGAAACCGATTATAGATATACTCGTGAGAACCTCTATAGTCTCGTAGAACGCGGGCAAGATGCAATTGATGGTATCCTAGACCTATGTAAAGAAACAGAGCAACCACGCGCATATGAGGTCGCAGGACAGTTAATTAAAACAGTTGGTGAGACCGCAGAGAAACTTTTAGACGTTCAGAAAAAGATAAAAGATTTAGAAAAAGAAGACGAACATATAAAAACCCAACATAATCATTTATATGTTGGTTCAACATCAGAACTACAGAAGTTCTTAAAGAAAAATAAACAAAAAGAAGATGGTTCAACCTAAAAATACAGGATATTTGGGTAATACGCTCATTAAAAGAGCTGGTATTGAACTCCAATATACCGAAGAAGAGATGGCAGAATACTTAAAGTGTTCTGCTGATCCTGTATATTTCACCGAAGAATACACTCAAGTTATTTCACTTGATGAAGGATTAGTTCCTTTTAAACTCCGTGGATATCAAGAAGAACTGGTAAGACAATACGATGATAATCGTTTTAATGTTGTTCTTGCATCAAGACAGAGTGGTAAATCAATTACTTCTTGTGCATATATGTTATGGTATTTGTTATTCCATCCCGAAGTCACAGTAGCTATTCTTGCAAACAAGGGTGCAATTGCAAGGGAAATGATATCAAGGGTCGTAACGATGTTGGAGTCTGTTCCGTTTTTCCTACAGCCAGGCGTAAAGATTTTAAACAAAGGTAGTATAGAATTTGCGAATGATAGCAAGATCGTTGCAGCTGCCACATCTTCAAGTTCTATTCGTGGATTGTCAATCAATTTATTGTATCTAGATGAGTTTGCATTCGTTGAAGGTGCAGAAGAGTTCTATACTGCAACGTATCCTGTAATCACATCAGGTCTAAATTCAAAGGTTATTATCACTTCAACTGCAAATGGTGTAGGTAATATGTTCCATAAGATATATCAATCTGCTGTTGCAGAGAAATCAGAATATAAACCCTACTGCATAAATTGGTGGGATGTTCCTGATAGAGATGAAGCATGGAAGAAAATGACCATTGCCAATACTTCAGAAACACAATTCGAACAAGAGTATGGTAATAGTTTCTTAGGAACAGGTAGCACACTTATAAATGCAGATACCCTATTAGGTATGCGGGCAGAAGAACCTGATTGGAATAAAGATAACATAAATATATACGAGAGACCACAAACAGGACATCAATATGTTTGCACAGTTGATGTTGCTAAAGGAAGAGGGATAGATTTCTCAACCTTTACTATTTTTGATGTATCCCAAACACCTTTTAAACAGGTTGCAACTTATAGAGATTCTTTTATCTCACCAATGTTGTTTCCTGATGTTATCAATAAGTATGTCAGTCCATATAATAAACCGATAGTTATTATTGAAAACAATGCAGAAGGTGGAATTGTTGCAACACAATTGCATTATGACATAGAATATGACAATGTTTTTGTGCAAGGATTGACTAAAGCAGAAGATATTGGGGTCACAATGAACAAAAAGACTAAAAGAGTCGGTTGTTCAACTCTCAAAGAATTATTAGAAGAGAACAGATTAACACTAGTTGATCGAGTATCAATCACCGAATTGATGACTTTCGTCACTAAAGGGAGTTCCTATGAAGCAGATAGGGGTTATCATGACGATATGGTCACTACTTTAATCTTGTTCAGTTGGTTTGTAACGACAGAATACTTCTTACATCTTACGGACACAAAGATAAAAGATTTATTATATGCAGAACAACAAAAACTGATGGAAGAGGATTTACTCCCAGCAGGTGTTTTCGGTCAACAAGACGTAGAAAATCCTGACACCTTCGTAGACATCGAAGGAGACAGATGGTTTAAAGTTGATGAAGGCCCTAATTATGGAGAGGATCATCCGAATCCTAAAGGTTATGCCGATGGAAGGAATTAAATACCATCGTTGGTATTGTTGAAGTAAACAAACTTATAAATAAAACAGTAAACAAACTTTTTACATTAACAGGAGAAAAGTATGACATTTCAAGTATCGCCAGGCGTTCAAGTCTCTGAAATAGACTTAACAAATGTTGTGCCAGCAGTATCATCTACTACAGGTGCATTCGCTGGACAATTTCAATGGGGCCCTGTTGATGAAGTAGTAACAGTTTCAGACAGTAAGGGCTTGGTAGAGAATTTTCACTCTCCCGCAAACACAGATGCTGGAGCTGAAGACTTTTATTCAGCAGAAAGTTTCTTAAGGTATGGTTCAAGTCTAAGAATAGTTCGTGTAAATGCTAATGCGCTTTACAGTGCAAACTCTTCAGCACATGCAACAACCTTACTTAAAAATTTCAGTCAATATGAATCTAGTTACCAAGACGGTCAGGCGACCGGCACAGTAGGTCGTTGGATATCTAAAAGTGCTGGTGCATTGGGTAATACACTCAAGGTTTCAGTTTGTGCAAGTTCAAACGCATTCTTTAATGATGCAGTAACTACAGCAAGTGCGGCAGAAGCAGCAGGACAAACAACAATATCCGTAACTGCCAGTAACGTATTCACAATCAGAGATATAATCAGATTCGCAGGACACACAACAGAATATAGAGTCTTAACTGCTCCATCAGGAACCACAATCACAATAGAAGCACTTAATCAACCAGCTGGAACAGGTTTAACTGAAGCAGTTCCTAACGCAGCAAACATTGATAGATATTGGGAGTTTTACTCCTATTTCTCAGGTGCGCCAGGCACATCAGCAGGTGCAACAAACGCAGGTGCTGGTGCAGATGAAGTTCATGTCGTAGTCGTAGACGAAGACGGTCTCTTCTCAGGAACAGCACACACAGTTCTCGAAACATTTGGTTTCGTATCTTGTGCATCAGACGCAAAAGACGGACAAGGTGCAACAAGTTACTACAGAAATGTTGTTAATCAACAATCAGATTATGTGTATTGGACTGGTCATTCTACTTCAATATTCACAGCAGCAAACGAAGACATAACACTTGCAGAATCAGTATCAGATACTTTTGCAAGACCATCAGCAGTTATCAATGATACATTGGCAGGTGGTGCAAACGGAAGATCAGGAACAGCATTAGAAAAATACACTGCATGGACTGATCATTTTCAAGATTCAGAAACACTTGACATTTCTTTCCTAGTCGTTGGTTCAACTAGAACTGATAACGGATCAGGAGTAGATCAAGATATTCTTACAGATTGGACAACACTTGCAAATCAAGCAATTAATCTTTGTGAAGCAAGAAAAGATTGTATGGTGATATTATCACCAAGACGAACTGATGTTGTTGGTGTGACTTCAGAGTCAACACAATCTTCAAATGTAGTGACAACAGGAAACACAGCATCGTCTAGTTCATTCTCAGTAATGGATAGCACATGGGTTTATCAATACGATAGATTCAACGACAGGTATTGCTGGGTTCCAGCAAGTGGTCACACAGGCGGAATTATGGCAAGAGCAGACCTTTTAAGAGACCCATGGTTTTCACCAGCAGGATTCTCAAGAGGACAATACTTAGGTATTACTAAACTTGCATTTAACCCTAAACAGGCATCTAGAGATGATCTCTATAATGCAAGAATCAACCCAGTCGTGACTTTTCCCGGCCAAGGCACAGTTCTTTACGGTGATAAGACAATGTTAACATCACCATCTGCATTTGATAGAATCAATGTTAGAAGGTTGTTCATCGTTCTTGAAAAGGCAATTGCAACAGCAGCCAAAGCACAACTCTTTGAATTTAATGATTCATTTACAAGGGCACAGTTCAGAGCAGCTGTAGAACCTTTCTTAAGAGATGTAAAAAACAGAAGAGGGGTAGTAGACTTCTCAGTATTGTGTGACGAAACAAATAACACGGATACTGTAATTGATAGAAACGAATTTGTATGTTCAATCTTTGTCAAACCTGCTAAGTCAATTAATTATATTACTTTAAACTTTGTAGCAGCAAGAAGTGGTGTCGAGTTTGAAGAAATTTACGCAGCAGTCGGATACGAAGCTGGGACAACGGAATAATTAGGGGAAACAGATGACAACTATAGATGAATTTAAAGCACAACTGATCGGTGGAGGCCCAAGAGCCAATAGGTTCAACATCTTCATACCTAGAGCTGGTGACAAGATTCAGTTTCTTGCAAAAGCAGGTAATATACCCGCGGCAACAGTTGGTATTGTTGAAGTTCAATGGAGAGGAAGTGTTCTTAAACTGGCAGGTGATAGAACATTTGAAAATTGGACTGTCTCGATCCTAAATGACGTAGAATTCTCTGCAAGAACTGCTATTGAAGCATGGCAACAAGAGATTCAAGAAATGGGTGGTGGCAATGGTTCAACCACAACGGACTACTTGATTTCAAGGGCGTTCGTAGAACAACTTAACAAAGATGATTCTGTCCTTGCAAGATATGAGTTCTTCAACATGTTCCCACTAAACATAGGGGCAATCGAATTAAGTCATGAAACGGTGGATGCATTAGAACAATTCGATGTTGAATTCGCATTCTCGCACTGGGAAAGAGTCATTTAATTTTAAAAGTGAGATATACTCCCCTTAGGGGTATATAAATAATAGTATGGATATATTTGGGTTTGAAATAACTCGTAAAAAAGCCGAGTTAAGGTCTGAAATTAAGAGCAAAGCTACTAGTTTCGTTCCACCAATTGATGATGACGGAACTCCGATCATTCAAACTCAGCCCGGCGGTTTCATAACAGGTGGGGCATATGGTGCCTACATTGATATGGAAGGTGGTATTAAGAATGAGGCAGAACTCATTCGAAGATACCGAGAGACATCCTTAATACCTGAGTGTGACTCAGCAATTGAGGACATTATAAATGAGTGTATCACTTCGGATAGTGCAGATAGAATAGTGACACTCGATCTCAGAGATGTTAAACTCTCTGATAGTATCAAGAACAAGATACAAGACGAGTTTAGTCACATCTTATCTCTAATGAAGTTCAATCAGAACTCTCATGAAATATTTAGAAAGTGGTATATAGATGGAAGAGTATACTTCCATAAGGTCGTTGATAGCAAACGCCCTAAATTAGGTTTAGTAGACTTAAGAAATGTTGACCCACTTAAAATTAAGAAGGTCAGAAATGTTGAAAAAGACAAAGATGCCAAAGGCATGGAGATTGTCAAAAAAGTAGAAGAGTTCTACGTTTTCAACGATAAAGGTTTTGATAAGACTGGAACAGTTTCAGCAGAAGGTTCCACTCTTAAAATTGCACCTGAGGCAGTGACATACACTACATCAGGTTTACTTGATTACACGAAGAATGTAGTAGTTGGGTATTTGCACAAGGCATTGAAAACTGCAAATCAGTTATCAATGATGGAAGATGCACTTGTTATCTATAGGATATCAAGAGCTCCCGAAAGGAGAATCTTCTACATTGATGTAGGTAATTTACCTAAAGCTAAGGCAGAACAATACCTTGCAGACGTTATGAACAGGTATAAAAATAAACTTGTTTATAA